CGCTCCTAGGGCTGGACTCGGACCAACAACCATTCGCTTAACAGGCGAACGCTCTACCATTGAGCTACCTAGGATTAATGACGGTTCAATGTAAGGTTCTCATAGGAACTCTAGTACCGACAACTTCGCCTTCCGGATTTATTTGTATGCATACTTTCGGCATCCTTTGGCCGCTTAGTCCTCTGAACCGTCCGGAACACGGTGTCTAAGTTACGAAACCATTGTAACACGCCACAGAAACTATGTCAACTACCTTGACAAAAGCGAGCTAATATGTTAAGTTTAAGACATGAAGACCTACTGGACCGTCGCCTACAATCAGGGCCGCAAACTCGACTCCATCATCGAACTCGAACAGATCGACTCCACCCGCTGGCGGGTAGTTCTAGACGACTATCCTGAGTCAATCCTTGAAACTACCCGCCAGCCCAGCGACTTCTGGGGTCTCGTTCAGGAAGCGTTAGTCCTCATCAAAACCGATGAATGAACCATTGAGTCTCCGCTTCCGACGCTCACCCTCAGGGTCAGGCTCGTCCACCTCAAACTCCTGACCAGCCCCACCACTACCTGTCGGCTCACCTTCGGCTTCACCATCACCAGCTTCGCCTCCGCCTCCGCCTTGACCCTCCTGCTGCTGCTCTTCCTGCTCAGGGGGGTCTTCGCGTACCGGCTCACCGCCGTTATACATTTCACCAAACGCCTGCATCATCTTCTGGATAGCCTCAGCAGCCTCCTCAGCAGTCACGCCCGCCGCGCTCATCTTCTCAGCAAGCTCAGCGGCGCTAGGGAGCGACTTCTCCTGCGCCTCACCCTTCTCAGCCAGAGCATCCGACTCACCAGACAGCGCCTTGAGGGTCGGCTGATGCCCCTCATTGCGCAGGTACACCAGCACGTGGATGAGGGCGTCCATCTGGTGTCGCTTGCCAGGTGTCCACAGGTTGTTGTCCTTGAGCACCTGATCGGGCACGAGGGATTTCATGTCGGGGGTCTGGTACACCACTTCGTCACCCCACAGCGTGTACTGAACGCCTTCAATGCGGAGCGGTGTCACGTCGGGCGACTTCACTCCGGGTCGGTTGACGAACGATTCGCTGACGATGACGACGTTCTCCGTGGGCTGTGAGCCTTCGAAAAAGTCGAAGAACCCTTTGATCCCTTTGGGTAGCTGGGTGAGGTATACCAGTTCAGGCGCGGTGTCATCGGTATACCGGACCATAGCGATACCAGTCGTGACGCCAGGGTCTTGACCTAGCACGTATTTGTAATCTTCAATATTGTCAGTCATCATCCACAATCCTTTCGTTCATAATTTCAATAGTGCGAATGATACCCACTTCTTTGACTGTCAACTCAAAATCCATGACTGTTGCCCGCGCTGCGGAAAGCCATGCATAAAAATTATCTTCAGTCATCGTCCCAGTCTTCATCATCCGCAATATCGAGTCCTGCTGCGTGCAGGCGCGACTGCACGGAGGGGTCGTCCTTTAGAGCACTCATCAGCCCCATAATATAATCATCTTCTGCGACTCGCCGCAGCGCATTGATGGCAGCGATGGCCTGGTTATCCGGGTACTCTACAGTAATTTTGACGTTTGCGTCAGCCTTATCGTACCTAATATTGAGGTCGAAGCTTTCCATTACTTATTCTCCTTGTCGTTGCGTTCGAGCCACAGGTCCAGCATTTGACGGGCCTTCTTGATATCCTGAATTTTACTCCCCTTACGCTCGGAACGCAACAGGTACTTGACAGCACTGCCCAGTTCAAACGATGTGTCAAGGTTGAACGCCCGGAGGACGTCGATCACTTCCGTGCCGTCGCTACCCTTGTAGTGCTGAGGGTGCGCCACCATCTCTGCCTCGTAAATTGGCAGCCTAAGCGACTTATCTCCCGACACTACGGCAGCCAGTTCCGCGGCGTGGGCCTCGGCTACTTCCTGCTCCACCAACTGACCAGTAAGAGGGCTAACCCACTTATTCATAAGACTCAATCTCTGCTCCTTCTTTTCTGTGACGTGAGATGGAACCCGCCGCATCGTGGGCAACGGTACGCCCGCTGCAAATCCTTCTGTTTCGGGTTGTTCTGGTTCATTACTTTCGACATGAACAGTTCCGCCGCGATCCTATCACGGAACCTGCGTTTGCCGCAACTATTCGGCGCGCTCCGCCCAATACCGTGCAAGGGCGAGTGACCTACATGCTTCTTCAAGATACCTCCCAGCCTTTTCCTCAGGAGAGGCTTGCTTCATCGAGCGGCCTCCCCATTCCCGAGACATAGGCGGCAACTTCATCGACGGGCCGAAAGCTGTAGCTACAGGCGCGAGTTCAGGAATCATATCATCTGGGATAATCATGACAAATCACTCCAACTAGGTCCAACAGAATAATCACTCAAGAACGGCACGGTAGTTCCGAAAACCATTTCACCCGTTGCTCGGAACTCCGCCATGATGTACTCACCCACCGTGTCCGCGTTGTCCTCAGCACCCTCAACCATAATGGCGTCGTGGACAATGTTGAAGATGTTGTACCCCCATTCTCGGAGTTGCGGCGCAATGCGGATAGCAGTCGTCAGACAGATGTCACTCGCTGTTGCCTGCGGAAGGAACGCCAATGCCTCCCGCTGTACTTTAGCAAAATTCTTGGTGGTGATGATTTCGGATTGGAAGCGGCGACCGAACGGTGAGATAAGAAGGTCTCGTTTGGCCGGGTTGATAGCTGCTTCTTTGACATCTTCACGCCACTCAGCGAACACGTTGGCTTTGCCCAGGAAGTTGTCGATGATGTCTTGAGCTTCTTGGGTTGGCATTTTCAACGACTGGGCGATGGCTCTGGCTCCGCGTGCGAATGAGAGGCCGTAGACGACGGCTTTCACTTTGGTGCGGTCTTCTTTGTGTGCTACGGGTTCGGCGGCTTTGTACTCGTCCACCGTGCCGTAGTGTTTGCTGATGCGGGGGAAGGCTACGGGCATGAGGTGTTGGTCGAAGAAGTCACCTTGCCCTTCTTGGAGGGCTTGGATGAGCCACGGGTCGCCGCTGAGGCACGCCATAGAGCGAAGCTAAAGCTCGGCCTGGCTCAAATCGCAGTTGATTAGAGTAAGCGTCACTTGGCATCACCTTCCTCTCCGCCCTTTTCGGGCTCGTCGTCTGTTTCTGGTTCGGGGTTGCGGCTGAAACCTACAACTCGTTCGGTTTCTGATTCTACGTCGTGTTCGGTGTCGTTGTCAAGGTCGTCACCGCCTCCGATTCCTGCGAGTACGCGGGTGAGTACGTCGGCTGCGTCGTCTCCCGCAAATTGTACGAGAATGAATGATCCCATTAGTCTCCCCTCTTCTCTATCACAATCATGGCAGCCTGCACAATACCCTTGTACATTTTTTCGTAGCCCGTCATGGCAGTCACGCCCTGTTTGGTAATCTCGATATTAAAGTCTTTGAGTTCGTCGAGCCTAATACCGAGTGAGATAGCTGTGGTCGTAAGCATGATGTTGAACAACGGAGGAGTTGCACCCGTGTCGGTATAAACAATATTGCCAGACGGACTAATTGTTGTAACTATCGACGGCCAACCATATGGGTTAATTGCCATGCGTTTTTACCAACTTCCTAATCGGCTTCTCCCTGGGAATATTCTGTGAGTTCGGTGAGGTACTGCTGAGTCTACCCGTGCTCGTGCCATGAATAAGATAACTGGGGTGTACTCTACCGTCCCGAACCTTACTGGACCAGCCTTTGACGTATGTGCCATAGATTTTGCTGAGCTTTTTGTATTCGAGCTGCGAACGCAAGTACTTTGCGGCGACATCAATCGGGTCAAGGTCATCAAGCACCTCTTGCAAAGTTTCAGCCAGCGTGTTAGGCACGGGGAGGCCGAAGTGCTCCATGACTCGCTTGACTTGCTGCGGGGAATTCGGATTGTAAGTGTCATCCCCCAACCCTAGACGCATGGTCGCAAGTTCACGGTCCATGCCCTCCTGCAACTCCTTACCGTACCGTTCAGCGTAATCGTTGTCGAAGGGGATACCGTAGTTTTCGACATCGAGTAGGAATTCGGCGGCAGCCATCTCAACCATGAGTGCCCGTTGCGCGTTCTCGTCGGCTTCAATTTGTGGTGCGAGAAACTCCCACAGTTTGTAGGTCCAGTACACGTCCCAACCGTTGTATTCGATGAGTTTGTCTCTGGGGATGAGTTCGTAGTGTCCGCCGCCTTTGGTGTACTTTGACAGGTCGGCTTCCCATTCGGGTGCTCCGAGGTACCTGCGGGCGAGGGTTTTGAGTTTGTGGTCTCCGGCTGCGATGTTGAGGACGTGGTGGGCGAGCATGGTGTCGAACCATACGTGCAGTTTGGCGCCGAGTACACGGTTGAGCACGCGGGTGTCGAATTTGCCGTTGTGATAGATGGCTTTGGTGAACTTCGGCAGGTATTCTTTGAGGCCGTCGATGAGTAGTTCGTCGGCGTCTTGCGTGTGTCCGTCTTCCCAATACCCTGCGAATACTTGTGGTGGGTATCCGGGCTGGTAGATGCCGACGCTGATAATGCCGATGTCTTCGGGTGTGTGTGTTTTGCCTAGGTTGCCGGAGGTTTCAATGTCGATGACGGTTGGGGCGTCGAAGTCCAGCATGTCCAGAATAAAGAAGCGCCCGTCTTTAGGTGCGGCAAATGGTACTGGTTCGGCCTCTTCGATGAACTGTCGGAGGCTGGCTTTGAGGACGCTGGCTGCGTTGGCTTTGGACATAATCTGCGCCACTGAGTAGGTGAAAACTAATCCCATATCGCTGATAGTTGTTTCTGGTGCCTTACCAAAAACTAATAGCTGAGGCACTTTCCTGCTGCCGTTCCACAAATTAAATCTAATGTGGTGCTCAGGGTAGGCGTCATCGACGATGGCGCGCAACACCTCAAGGGAGCGCGGGGTAAGGTCTTGGTCGCTGTAGACTGGGATCAGAATGTCAGTCATGTTTGTTTCCTCCGCTCGTCGATTTGATGACCTTGAATTTGCCTGGTTGGGCTGGTGCTGTGCCGCCGTTGCGTACCCTCTGGTACCTGTTCACGGCTTCGCGGCAGTCGTCGCACCTGCACCCGTTACGGTATCCTGTGGTTGTGCCATGCTGCCTGATGATTGTTGTTCTAACGTGTGGCATGTACCGCCTCGCGCAATGCACCGAGCGGTGCCCCGGTCAGTCGTGCGATGACGCTGAGGGGGTTGCCTGCGATCATCGTGTTGTACACCAGCTTAGGGCTCACCGTGCCGTCCTCAGCACAAGACAGCGCAATCAGGGTCAGTGCGTCGAGCTGGTCGGCGTCCCATTTCTGCGATGCTTCGAGCTGCGACAGGTACCATCCTTCTGCGGGCTCTCCGTGCTTTTTGACGAATGCGAGAGACGCCCCGGTGATCCACGCAATGTCGATAGCCTTGAGGAATGGTACGCTACCGAGTTGTTTAACGATGGCGGCTTTGCCTTTGCGGTTTGCTGCCGGGTATTCTCGTCGCGCTTTCCAGGCTTGGTTGAGCCCTGCGACGTAGTTGATATTCTCTTTCATTCGTCCTCCAACATGTTGTAGATCATTGCACTGATACCTGATTGAGCGTCAGTAGCGCCTTCCCAGTAGTCGTCAGAAGCGTCATCTGGTTTCTTTAAATAGTTCTTGTCTCGGTACTTGAGAGCAAACTGTTTTACTGCTTCGAGTTTCTTTTCTAGCTGCTCCACTTTGCCACGAGCCACTACTTCCCGCCCCATCCAATACCCAGCAGATAATTTTTTATCGAATGGCGTTGCGGCAACACGCTCTTTAATTTCAGCAAGAAAGGCGTCACCTTGCGCGGACTGACTTAGGACTGTACCGACAGTTTGCCCTAGTCGAATATCTGAAGCGTTTTCATGTAGCGCGGCAGAATATCCCTCCTCCCACGCTTCGTAGTAATCTCCACGCGGCTCGGGTGCTTTCTCTTTCATTCGTGGTACTCCATTTCTAGAACAAACTTGTTACCATTAGAAACACGGTTGATAACCCCGCGACGCTCCAAGGCTACCACCATTTCATCAAATTCGAAAGCCCTCTTATCCTTAAAGTTCCGGTACGCCACCGAATACGGGACACTACCGCCCTTACCGACAATGAACTTCTCAAGGCTATCCACGTCACGCTGCCACTCCGACTCAGATACCATCGAAGCCAACGTCACCGCATTATCAAACCACTCACCAGCAAAACCAATCGCAGACAACATGTGCCGCTTCTTGATCACCAACGACCGCTCATCCATTGCAAAAATAGTCGCCAACTTCAGCACGGTGATGTTCATGCGCTCCGTGGTCGTACCGATAATCTCCGCATACGGTGAATTCTCCGCAGCCTTATCGGCAGCCTTAGAATACTCAAGGTAGCGATCCCACGCATCATCCTCCGCCAGAAACTCGTGAGTATGCCCAGCTTCACGGTCAACGTCGGGGCGCATATCCCACCAGGCACGGTTGGCGCTCAAATGGTTCATCAACCCGTTGAACACCTCATCTTCCGTGCCGTTGTCCCGGCTACCCTGACGCAGCGGCGGCGCTTCGTACCCTTCAGGACGAGAGCCGATGACGTACACGAACCGGGTGAGGAACCCTGACCGGAAGTTGGTGACGGTGAGAACGTCAGCGGACTCCGACAGGATACCCATGAGGAACATGAGGAATGAGACGGGCACCGATTCGAGAATTTTCTTCTCCCCGGATGCGCGGATGCGGCCACCGGACCAGCCGTCGTACAGTTTGGTGAACACTTCCAACCCACCGGCCATGTACGACTGTGACAGCAGCTCCTTGAAGAGGCCCTGCACTTCGTCGCGGGAGAACACGGACGACTTGTGCGCCCTGTCGTGCAGAGCCAACGACACGCCGCCCGGGGTGACGTCATCACCCAAAGCGTAATGGAAATCGTCAGTGCGGAGTGCACGGAAGGCTTTGTCAAGGTACCCGCGCGCTGTGGACTTGCGGTCTTTGGTGGAGCGTCCGAGTACCATCATCCAAATGTTGAGTTTCAGTTCACCGAATGCCGGGTAGGCGTGCCCGAACTCGGAGTAGACGGCGCTCATCAGGGTGACGGCGGTTGCCCGGTGGTATTCTGCAGGCGCATCCGTTTTCGTGCCAGCCCACTGCACCCACTCGTCAATGAAATTGACCAGTAGACTTTCTCGCTCGTCTGGGGTGAGAAAGTCGGTGTTGAGAGACGGCAGTTCCGGGTGTGCGGGGAGTTCGTCTCCTTCTTCCCAGCCTACGGGCCTGTCGTAGTCGTCCTGTTCACGGCGCACCTCGTTCTTGGCTTTGACGGCCTCATCCCAAAGACCTTTGACGCCGCGGTTGTCGTCGTTGCGGTACTTGTTGGATGGTGCCCACCAGGCGAGTGCCATGACCGCTTCGTCGGGGAGGTCGAGGCGGTACAGTTCGCAGAGCAGTTTGTAGCGCATGTGTGAGCGCTTGTCTGCCGCCCACGTGTCGTTGAGCAGCCCGCGCAGGGTGAGGCTGTTAGGCAGTCCCCTGTAGAGGCTGTTCTTGTTATCAATGTTGGTGACAAATTCGACCATGCCTTCGGGGACGATTTCGCTACTGTACTCGATGGCGTCGGGCACTTCACTGACCGGGTACAACTGGTCGAAACCTTCGACCGTGTACACAAGGTCGTCAAGGTCGGCTAGTATCACCCGAGCGCCGGGGTGCTTGCTGTTGGCTGTCTCGGGCACGCGGAGGAGTTTGGCGGCGTTGACGAATGCGGTATCGCAGCCCTCTTTGGCGTGGGTTTGTGCGATGCGCCGGTTGATTTTGGCTGCTTCGGAGGGTTCGGCGGGCTCGTCGAGTTTCCAGTACACTTGGTAGCGGTCGACACTGGTTTCGACAACCCATGAGGGGCGGGTGCGGAAGTATTCGGGGAGGCAGGCGTCGGCGTCTGCTGCGAGTACCTGCACGGCGGTGGAGTTGTCTTTGGTGCGGCTGTCGGAGGCGTATAGCAGTGGGGAGAACCAGACGTCGCGGTTGCTGTTGTCGGTGACGAACTGTTCCATTTTGGGGGCGTCTTCGGGCCATGACCACCAGTGGTCATTCACCGGCTTTCCGCTGTAGTTGGGCAGGACGATTACTGCTCGCCCGGTTGCGTCCCCGTATACGTTGTTGAAGAACTCGCCTATGGTTCCCAAATGTTCCTCCTTGTGCTTAGTGTTGTGTGGTGGCCCCGGTGAGATTCGAACTCACACTGTACGGGATTTGAAGCCGTTGCCTCTGCCAGTTGGGCTACGGGGCCAAAGACTAAAGCCGACCATCTCTGATCGGCTTTAGTTTACAGGTTACACCTGATCCCAACTTGCTTTCTTGGGGGCGGGCTGGCCTCCACCGCCGCCCTTACCGAGCGGGGCGTAACCGTTGACCTGATTGTACACGTTGCCGTTCTGCGCGTTGGTGCGCTGACCCACCTTACCAACAAACTCGGTACCGAGGATAGACTGGAAAGAATCGGGGAGGTCAATCTCGCCGTTGTCCTTGTCGACCTTCCAGCCCATGGCGTCTGCGAACGCGGCGAGAACCCAGTCGGTCTTGCTGTCGGAGTACAGGGGGATGTTGTTGTAGCGGATTTCCTTGCCCTTGTACTCGCCGTCTTCGGTGACCTTGGCGGTGACCTGAAGTCGGTCCTCGCCCTGGTGGGGGCCGCTGCCGACCTGTCCGACCTCGAAGTCGAAGACGCTCATGCGCAGCTTCAAGCCCACGGGGATGAGGCTGTTTCCGAATGCTTCCTTACCAACTTTGATGCTTGCCATTAGTTACCTTCTTCTTTTGCTGCCAGTATTGCGAACTGGATTTTGGTCATGGTGGGGTCAATGAGTCTCTGGTCAAGCCCGAACCTGTTCTTGGTGACAAGCCCGTCCGTGCCGCCGACGTACAGTACCCGCTCTACCTTTTCTCCGATGGTGTCGAAGTCAAGGTAGCCGATCATGTCAGGGATAGTCGGTACGACATCGCGTGCTCCGCCCTTGATTTTCACGGTGGTTGTGATTCTACCAGTGTTTTCGTCTTTGTCAACCTGCGGGTGGGCGAGGAAGATGGCGAGGAAGTCTGCGTGGTGCATTTCGCGGACGAATTCGATTGTCCATCGTTGCAGGTCTTCCCATTTGCCGAACTTGTTGCCCCTGTTTTTGGGCAGGTCCCCGAAGTACACTTCTGCGCGGTCTTGTGCGACGTTGAGGGTGTCGAAGAGAACTGTCTTGTAGGGGTGTTCGTTGTTCAGGAGTTCGTCTTTGATGATTTCGAGTTTGTCGAATGTGTCGGCGGTTACGATGTCGACGTTGGGGTATTTGCGTCCGACGCCTGCTGCTGAGCCTTCGATGTCGACGATGAGGACGTCTTTGTAGTCGTCGATGTCGTCGGCGCTGGCTCCGAGCCAGGTTTTGCCTGAGCCGGTGGGGGCGTAGAAGATTGCTGAGTTGATTTTGTCCACGTCAGTTGCTTTGGATACGCCTGCCAGGAATGATGCTTTAGCCATTGGGCTCCCTCGTTATCGTTTGCAAACGGTTTTGGTGGTCCACTGGCAGCCGGGGTCGCTGGTGCCGATTAGCGGTGCGCACTGCCACCATGCCTTCTTCGGCGGCACCTTCGTGGTGGTACACACGTTGATTGCCTGTGCCGGTGCTGCGATGACGACGGGTGCGACGAGACCTCCGGCAACGATAGCGCCTACAACCATGATGTTCTTGAGCTTCTTCAATTTATTCCCCTGTCTGTTGTTAAATGAGATTGATTTCTATCTTTGGCTCAAACACGTTCTGAATAGCCTCATACTCATCACCACTGAGAACCTTCTTAGCCTTCGCGGTGTCCACTGTCTGCTTCCAAATGTCCCGGTCAGCGAACAACGCAGCAGCCAGCTTAGCGTCAGTGCGGGCGTTACGAGTACGCTGAATGAAGAACTTACCGTGCGTCTCCGTCCCGTACACCGGCTCACCGTTAGGGGCCAGCGATGTCTCCTTGAAGTAACCCTTGATCTGGTCATTCTCCGCCGCCAGCTCTTCCATTGCGAGCTTGTTGCGGACGAACTTCTCAAGAAGCTGCTCGTACTCTTCCTCGGTGAGGTGCTGCTCAGTCATTGCCATGTACCTTCCTTTTATGCCCACTCAGATTGTAGCGCGTAACTTTCGAACCACATAGGTCACACTCTACAATCTTTTTACCCCAAATTGACCTACATTTTTTACAATTTCTACTTCCATTTGACAGGTGGGTGTTTTCATCTGTGTACTCATGCCCTTGTGGACAATGAGTTTTACTGCCATTTGGGCTAAGCGTACCACGTAAAAGCCTGCCGCGCAACAAGTTTACTGATTGAGTTACAGCCTCAAGGTGATCTGGGTTCACACAGGCACGATTACGGCACAGATGGTCGATGACGTAGCCATCGGGTATTGCACCTTTATATTTTATGTACGAATATCTATGAGCCCCCATGCTTTTGCCCATTCTAGATATTTGACCGTATCCAGTGTAGCTAATAGCGCCTTTAAATTTCCAGCAGCCATTAGATTCTACCGAGTACTCTAGTGCAGTAGTAGCAGCTTTCATCGCTAGGGTAGTCATCAGGTACTTTACCTGATTCCAACTCCTTCCATAAATTTTCCAGCCTATTCAATGCATCAATAGCAACTTGTTCGTCGTAGTCGAATGAAAAAATTGAAATATCACTATCGCTTGTGCCCTCGCGGTTGATGAACGACAGGCTGATCCGTTTGATAGGCACGCCGGAGCGGTTGAGACCGTAAGCGTACAGGTTCTGCTGGATGACGTATTGCTGTGGCACACCATCGAGTTTGTAGTGTTGTAGTTTCGTTTTCGATGTTGTTTTGTGGTCGATGAGGTGTTGGTCGTGGACGAGTACTAGGTCTGGTTTCGCCTTGATCGTGCCGTAGCCCACAATAGTGTGAAGAACAATAGGGCTCTCAATGAGCGCATCTTTGAGCGGTTTGAACTTGCCTTTACCGTCTGCCACATGTTTGCGTTCCTCTTGTTCGAGTTCGGCGTGGATGGCGGTTCCAATTTTGGCTCCGAGCCAGTATTTGCCGGGTTCTTTGGTAGGTCCGCCTGCGCTTTCAAGCATTCGGTTGGCGAGACAGTGAAGACAGGGGTTGCCAATTTCGCTGGGGCCTACGAGGCGTTGCCCGTCTCGTTCACTTTTTGCTTTGAGGAGGTCGAGGATGAGCCATTTTACTTCGGAGTCGTCGAGGGGCATTTACCCATTTTACACAGAAATATCGGATTTGTCAATCGCGGTTTCGCCAAAATTTTTTACCCTCGCGTACGTGTGGGCTACTAATTCTCAGGTACGCGGTTTCGCGGCAATTCGCCGCCCCATACCCCGTATTCTTCCTGGTTGGCTCGTGCGAAGTTGCCGCACTGGACCATGAGAGGGCAGTCGACGCAGAGGTCGAATGCTTGGTCGGCGTCGGCGTTTTTGTAGCTGGACCAGTTGGCGGTGTATGGTTCGGGGTCGATAACGCACGGGACGGGTTCGGGTTGGTCTGCTACGGCGATGATGAGGTCGTGGTGCATGGCTTCCACTTCCCTATTTTTGAAGTTAAAAAGATTCAAGCAATTTCTCCCGTCAACAGGTTATAAATGTGTTCTACTTGTCCCTCATTCATATAGAAATGCCCTACCTCGCTTTCAATAGCTTGAGCTGTGCCCTCGATGAATTCAATGCCCTTTGTGAGTCGCTCGTAGGCGGTCTGCTGCGCCCTGTCCTTGACGAACGCTTCTGGGCTGGTGTCCTGCCTTACGGCCTTCCACTGCGTGTACTCTTTGATCGTCTCGATGTCGTGTTCAAGACTCATTTTTGACCGCCTCTACGATGTCGTTAATAAGGTCGTTAAAGCAAGTGCAGCGCCCGTAAATTTCAGGATGCGAGCATCGCCAGGAGTGAATGTCGCTGTCGAACTCTTCTGGCCGGTCGGTAATACCGTTGCCGCGAAGTACGTCTTCTATCGACTGTTCAAGCGTCATCGCTTCTTCCACTCGTTGTCAACACGGTGATAACTGGCGGTAACCCGCTGCTCACGCCGCTTAGCGAAAAACGCCCTAACCCACTTGAACATACTTACCTCTTCCTCTTCAAAGTCGAATTCATTGCCAACGTCTGCTGAATCAGATTAGACAACTGGTTATGATCATAGGTCTCCAACGCAGCAATGTCAATACTCAGAACCTGCCTCTCCTGACCGCGCCGGTACAAACGCCTAAACGCCTGCTCATTGAGCTGGTTGTCGTCGTCTCGGCTCAACCAAACCATAAAACGGCTGCGAGCTTGCAGGCCATCCACGCCTTCGCCGATGCTGGCAATGGTAGCAACGATATAGTCCACGCCAGTTGAATCCATAAATCTTCTTTTTGTTTCTTCCCGAGTAGCCTCAGGTACTTCTCCGTGCCATCCTTCAGCGGCATAACCGTCCTCCTTTAGCTTGGTAACGACTACTCTAGCGAACTTGGCGCTGTGCGTCAAGATCAACATGGGCTCTTCCGGGTTCTCTTTGATGATCGCTTTGAGCGTGTCGTATTTCGTTGACCGCATTGTGGTGTCGAATGTTACCGTGTCGGTGTCTTTATCCCACGCGACCGTGCCAAGGCTCATTTGGCGCAACCGTATCCGTTTGACGATGGGCACCTTAGCAACGACAGCGTTCTCTTGCAGCCAGACGATGAGGTCTTTTTCGAACCTGTCGTAGACGGCGCGCTCGGGTCGGGAGAGTTCGATGTCGAGGGTGTCTCGGATGGATTCTCCGAAGTCGGCTTCGAGCCTGATGTAGCACGGGAGTTGGGCGACGTATTCGCCAGGGTTGAGTTCTCCGACGACTTGTTCACCCGCGAAGAAGTCTTCTTCGGTACGGCACCACTTTTTGACCCACCGCCAGTAGGAGAGGCCGGTTTGTTCTTTGATGTACTGGGGCCACAACCACATGGTGATGGCGAACATACCATCGAACCGGTTTCCTGCTGGTGTAGCACTGAGCGCCATTTTGTATTTCGGTTTGATCTTTTTCATGATGGCGAATCCGCGGGATTTGCGATTAGACCATCTGGCTACTTCGTCATAGACAAAGTAGTCGATCATTGGTGAGATTGCTTGCATTTTCGGGTAGATTTTGTTGGTTGCAAAATATTCACGGCCAATGATATACCAGCCTGCAATGCCAGCCAGTAGATCATTGAGCGCAGCGGTACCCTCCTTGCTAGAGTTGATGAATTCCACTCGTGCGTCAGGATTTTGCCGGAGGATAGTAGTTTTCCAACTGTGCTTTGTGAACAGTGGTGCGACAATGAGTTGAATATTGCCCGCCAGGCGTAGTCCCACTTCGACTGACATAAGCGATTTACCTGTTCCATAAACTGAACAGTTGGCTGCCGCCCGTGTTGGTTCATTGACCATTCTTTCGATTGCGGCTTCTTGTTCAGGGTCGGGTGTGAGGCGTTCCAGCGTTTGGCTCATAGTTTTCCCATTTCTGTAGCTGTGCTGTCGCCCGTTCTACGTCGTGTTCCGCAACGGCGAGCATTTGCTGCCATTGCTCGATTCTGGCTTGTACGTATTCGGTTGTGATGACCGGGTATGTCACTTAGTCGATGTCCATCGCGTAAAAGTCATCCCGCAGGTCAGCGAGGTAATCCGGGTCAACGTAGTCGTCAGTGTCGTACTCGTAAAACGGTCCCATGATGTTCTCCATTCGGTCGGTGTTGCTTCGATAATGCAAGTCTACCCAAGAAAAGGCAACAACGCAAGATGTTTGTTGCCCAATCTTGAAACTACTTACTTAGTTCTGCCAGCCCGTCGCGTCTTCCTGATCTGTAGGGCTCGTGCCCCCAGTAGCAAGATGAGGCCGGTAACCAAAGTTGCGCTCCCAATCAGCAATGGCTTGTTCGCGTCCGAACCGGTGTACGCCAAAGACGTTGCGGCTCGGGTAGATGCGTCTGACCGGTCGGCTGTCCTCGGCGTAGGCTTCTGCGTCCCAACCGGCTGAGCGTTTGCTGTCGGGGGCGCGGTGGGCGGCACGGTAGGGGCGGGTGTTGAGGTACTCCCAGGCTCGACGGGAGCGGTTGTGGGAGGCGTAGGGGATGCCGTAACTGTTGGTTTGGGTGCTGGGGCTGTAGTGGCCGGGGGCGTCGTTGGGGGTGTTGGGGCGCTCGTGTCGACCGGGGGTGTAGGGGAAGGTGTTTCCGTTGGTGTCGTCGTAGCCGGTGGGGTCGTCGGCGGTGTAACTACCGGGCACGCGGGGGTTGTGAATGTGGTCCATTGGATTGCCTTTCCGTAATCTTCGCCCTGAGTGAGGGTGTTGTCCGAAATGAGACCTGGTACGTCACTGGTGGCGTAGACGTCTGACTGGTAAAAAGTGCCGCAGGGTAGCCCTGCCGTGCTGAGTCCGTAGACGTACTGGTTGTTGCCGGGTGTCTGTTCGACGTAGTGCTGCGGCCATGGCGTTGACCCGTCAGCGTTGGGCTGTGCCGACCAGAGAACGGTGGTGTATTCGGCGTCGCCGTGGTAACTGGTGGTGGGTGATGCTGTGGCGCTGAGTGCCCCGCTGAGGGCTGCTACGACGCTGACACCGATGATCCCTGCGATGGTTCCGATTGTGCGTCTCATTCGTTCTCCTCATTCTCGGCATCAAGTGCCGCTAGCTCTTCTTTGATGAACTTCTTGACTTCTCTAAAGTTAGCGCCCGTCTGGATGAAAGTCAACACCATTTCCAGGCCGGGCCGCTCATCAGTAACCATTAGATGTCCTCCCAGTCGGTTTCTGTCACTACTCTAACAACGACCTTAGCGTCCTGACGTTTACGTCTTGCGGCCTGTTCAAGCGCCTCCTGCAAAGTATATTTGCGCCCATACCTAGTAGACCAACCTGAACCATCATCAAAGACATCATGTGGTTCGTCTATGTAAGTGCGGGTTGCTACTGCGTACTCTGTCCTAGTAACCACGAGACGCACCCCGCACCGCAAGCTGGTCATCCGTAAACGACATGCCCAAATCAATCATCTCCTGAATTGACGCCTCAATACGGTCAAAGTCCTTATCGAGCGGTGCCAGCTCATTGTTCTGGTACGGCAGGTAACCGCCGACGTACACGTACAGGCCGTCCTCCGGGTTCGGTTTGTAGTTCAGCATCCGCTTGTCGTACTCAAGCGCGCTGCCGTAACCGGGCTCCCACGTTGCCGACTGCTCCATAAACAGAAAACAGGTGCGGCGGAAAAAGTCAGGGTGCATTCCCACGGCGAGAGCGTTGAGGTCGAACGGGTCATGGAACTGCTTGACAATGATCTGCGAGTACGACACTTTGGAGTCTTCGGTGAGGACGATCTGGCAGCGAATGTCTTGTGCTTCGAGCCAGTCGACGAGGCGCATGATGCGCCGCTGCTTGTGCAGCATGTAGGCAGGGCTGGTCCAGTGCACGGCAGAGTTGAGAATGTTGATGGTGGCGAACACGGCTTTGGGGTTGCCGAGGATGGCCTGTCCAAAGTTTTCGGGTACACCTTCGAGGTACCGGTCGATGTCTACGTAGTCGCCGGTGACGTCGTATTGAATGTCTTTGCCGGGGGAGTCTTTGGAGACGAGTTTTTCGTCATTGATAGAGAATTGGCGGATGGTTTCGGGGTGGTGCCAGAAGGTGTCGTGTGCTTCTGCCATGTTTTCGAACGTGTAGAAGTGGTCGCCGTTACGGGGGGTGTTGCTGGATTTGCTGTGTTTAGGCTGCCATCCTTCCCGCTGTACTGTTTCAAACACGTCATTCACGCTGTCAAAGTAACCCTTAAGTTTCCCGCTTTTGCCTGTCTCCAAATAAGCCATGTTGTTCTCCTTACTCCGTGAGTTCTCTAAAGATTGTGATAAACGCTTCCGCGATGTGCCAATCCGCTTGAAAATTAGCATCAATACGACCACTTTTGAGAGTCCAGTTTTTGTAATAAGTCAGTTGTGTGATTCGCTCGGTAACGTATTCTTTCAGCTTAGCGTCAACCTCCGCCTGCGTCAAGACCTGCGTCAACACCTGCTCAGTCACCTCAGGTTGCGGCGTAACGCCCTCAGGGGTCAAACCGTAGGAGTAGTAACCAATGTTAAAAATCTGCTCGTGATTTTTCTTGCCCGCACCATTAGAATTCTTCCGCTTCGAGCCGTCCTTGTTGAAACTTTGCACCCGCTCTGCCCACACGTAATGATAGTCATCCGGGCGCGAACCTAGACAATTCGTGACATAACCCGACCACAGAGGCTTTTTACTACTGTCATAAAACGTCACGTCTTTCTCGTGCAGCACGTAAAAATCGCTCAGGCTTTTAATTTTCTCCATTTTGCTTCACTTCCTTCCTGTCAAGCACCATCATACAAGAAAAAGACCCGGAACACAAGTGGGAGTAGCACCTATGTTCCGGGTCTTCACAAGGGGTTGGTGCGCACTAGTGAGATAGCGCCCACCACTTAGCAGCACATAAGACGCCAATCAACAAACGCCCGCCTGACCCCGACCTACCAGTTACTTACCCCACGTCGCAACGGCAAGATTCTTCAGCTCAGCCTGAGACGCCGCAGGCACATTACCAATCAGACTCATGCTCAGCACCTTCTCAAACTCCATACCCGCCGCCAAAAGCTGCGCACCCCGCAGAGTCGCACGCGGAGAAATAACAACCCGCAGCTCAAGCTGCTCCGACACCCGCTGACGCACCGCCCTAACAACCCGCAGCCACTTAGCACCAGACGCCTCCGTACCAGCCATAGCCGTCTCGATCTTATCGTCGATGTTCCAGTCCAGCACGGTGAACCGGTCCAGCGTCGCTGCGTCAAGCTGGTTGCGGCCCACATACTGCCGCGACGCACCATTACCATACGTATTCGCCGTCGCAACCATGCGGAAGTCCTTGTGCCGGTGGATCATCCCGTCAGGGAACGCCATGTACCCGTTACTGAGGGCCGCGTTCAGGAGGATCAGAACGTTGCTGTTGCCTGCGTCTGCCTCATCGAGGAGGAACAGCCCGCCGTTCTCGTAGGCGTCGCGGAACTGGGTGGTGCGGTACGTACCACCACCATCCATGTACCCCACAAGGTCGCTCTTGGACGTCTGCGAGCCCACACTGATGCTGTGGAACGTCAGGTCAAGGGCCTGGCTGATGTGGTACGACGCAGCAGTCTTACCAGTACCGGCAGGACCGACGAGAAGCACGGGCTGGCCGATACCAACGGCGGTGAGGAGGTTCTCGAACTCGGCGTGCCGCACACCCTCCACCTGAATGGTCTTGTTCGGCAGGCGCACCTCAATGGGTCGCACCTCACCTGCGAGCTTCATCAGCTCAGCGGTGGTCTTGTCCAGTTCTGCCTGAAGCGTCTTGGCGAGGGCGGTGACGTCTTTCTCGGTCTGGAATGCGATGCCCTTACTGATTTCGGGCATTAGCTTGTCTTTCTGCTCCTTCACCAGAGTGGTGGCGAGGGCTTCGATGGTGGTGTCGTAGACGGTGATCTTGCCGTCGTCGTCCACCTTCGCCTTGCCCAGCTCGGTACCGGTGGTCTTCTTGCCGGTCTGGCCGAGGATGGATTTCATTTCGTCAATCGTGTATCCCATAACTACTCCTTATGTGTGTGTGTGTACATTTGCTTATTTAAACTGTCTTAACTGCTTCTACGAGGTTGGCGTACGCTTTCAGGAAGTCGGCGCCTCGTTCCGCTGTGACCATCACTGTAGCAACGAGTTCGTCGTGCGTCAAGCTTTTGAGGTATCCGATAGCTGCCGTGTAGGTTTCCTGCAACTGTGTGTCGTCACCGGTGTTGATGCGGTGTTCGTCCGCACCGGCAAGCCCGATGATGAGCGGGTTGGCGAACTGTTTTTCGATGCCGTCGATTTTGTCGTGGTCCATCACGCCTCCCCGATTGAAAACAGAGCCTCTTCCAGCGCCAGGGCGCGGTGGGCGTAGTACAGGTACGACTCGAAAAGCTTACCCGCTTCATCAGAGGCGGTAATTGCCGTTTCGTTGAAAGTGAAGCTGCCTGCGCTGTCGGTGACGTTCTTGTGGGTGACGTTGACGTGAACGTACTCCACCTCCACGTATTTGCTGCCGCTCAGCAGCCGTGCAATGTGGGGCTGTGCGAGTTTGACGTGGTAGATTTTCTTGCTGCCGTCACGGGTTTCGGTCTGGTCGAGGAGCTGCCACTTCGGCTCCGGCAGGTCTCGGGGTGTGAACTCTGCGCCCATCAGTATGCGTCCACGCTGACGCTCAGCACGTCGAAGTGGTCGGTGACGAACCTGAACTCGTCCTCGGCAAGTTCCTTGACCAGTGCGGTTGTGAAGTCGCTGTCGTCGGTGGCGTACTTGGTGTGCTTGTAGCGCACGGTGAGGGTGTACTCGCCGTGCGTATCGTTGTTGTCCATTGTTACTCCTTAATTGTTGCGGTCGGTGCCGGATACTTCACAGTGTAGAACGTAACAGTACGATTGTCAAGGCCCACACACACCTCCATAGTGGTGTTAGCGTCATCCAGATACGCAGCCATATACGCGTCGTAATCGTCCGTACCGGGGCTTGCTGTCATCAGCTTCGTCACCTCGATACCCTTAGGCTTCACGCGGCGCTTGAAATTGTCAAAAGTGACCTCGAACGGCCCACGGTTGATGTTGCCGTTTGCGTCAGCAATGGCCGTGTTGGCTTCTTCGACACTCATTCTGCACCCCACACTTCCTGTTTGTAAAACTCCAACATAATAATAAGAGCCTCGGCATCAGCCTTGTTTAGCAAAATATTAGGGCTCCCTACACCACTCGTTATTCGCACCTCAATTTCCTGATTGAAAGGCTCAACGTTCAGACTATTAACGCCCCTATGTGTTCTGGGCAGCTCCACGCTCAACCTCCGAAATCAATTTCTTCAAGAACGGCTTACCATACCGTTCCGCAATACCCTCAGGGTAGTCCACCACCGTGCCGTTGTCAATAGTAAAATAGTAGCTATCTGCATCGTCACTAGATTCAACAATACGCACCCAATAATTACCAGTCGGCTGAAGCTCATACTCAATCATGCTCGCAGTCGGCTCAGCCTCAAACTCCGGTACAGTATCAGGCTCAACAAACTCCGGCATGGACGCCCGATACTTGCGCAGCGCTGAATACAGAAAATTACGGTTCTTGTTGTCGATCAGCGCCGCCAGTTCCGGCACGGAACGGCCGTTAGCGCGGTCCTCATCCACCGACTTCCCAATATCAATCAGGAACGGCTCCAACTCCTTCTCCCGCTCCCTCCGCTGCCGTGCCTTGATCTGCTCGTTACGGATTCGGTAGTCGGTGTACCGTTTCACAAGATTAGATGCCATTATATTACCTCCGGTACGATCATGTACTCATCAATGTCTTCACTTTCAACAAGTGAATCCGGAAATTTTACAACTTTCCAATTAGACTGTTTCTCAAGAATCTCGATAACCCTTTCCACGATGGCTTCGTGTAGCAGAATTGTTGCCGGTTTATTAGATGCCATCAGGGTACACTCCGTAATTCACTTGCGCCTCATCCTCAGGCGGCTGAAAATTCTCGTCCTCAAACTCCGCGAACTCCATCAGCCACGCACCCGCAAACCCGAAAACGTCGACGGCTCCGTGTTCGTCGAAATGACGTACCCGTCACCCAAACCAGCCAGAGCATCCGCGTGCGAAATGCGATCCACAGCCGCGAACTCATACATATTCGCCACGTCAATCTCGCCCTTGCTATTCGACTGAAACACCTTCGTCTCCTCATCGCCAGGACCGCGCAGGGCAATACGCTTCTTCACATCATCCGGCAGCAGCAGCGCTTCCACACCAGCCGTCAGTAGAATGTACGCCTGACCCTGCTCGTCAATCTCATCGTAACTGACACTGGACACCACCACATACTCGACGCCCTCAACCGGGTAGTCGTCGTACAGGGCACTACCAGTGAATGGCGGGTCTAGGCGGTACAGGCCCGCGTCACCTCGCCACCCGTCAAGAGTGCGGATGAACGTTGCTCTAGCGGTCACTGGTCCACCCCCAGGGCGTCACAAAATCCTTGTCGAATACTAGCGCGCAACTCAGGCGATAAGACCTCGTCTTTCAGGACCTCATCGAGCAGGGCCAGCAGGTCGGGCTGAGAGTCGAACCACTCTGCGGCATTGGCGAAGTAGCTCATAGGAAGCGCGTTGGGGTCCACCGCCACGAGTCGCGGCTTCGGCTTGGGGAGCAGGGCAATCAGGTCTAGGGCTTCTTGCTCGAACTCATTGGCCCTCAGCACCCTGGCTGAGTGCTTGAGCAGTTCCACGGGCACAGCAACCGTCTCTTCAATGTCAGACATAATCAGTTTCCTTTCGTCGTCGTAAAGCCAGTATGACCCTGATCCGCCACAATGTCAAGCCACGAATCGTAGTAGCTCGACTCAAAACTATCAGCGAGCTCCTGCACCTGCCAAAACGCCGCCTCCGACGCCTTAAACCCCGTCACGCTCAAGAACACATCCTCAGGAATCTCATCCTCCCACACGTCCTCCACAGGCTCCCCGGCGCCCCTGGCGCGCTCAAGCACAGCCCGCGACTCGCCCTTACGCTTCGCCCGTGCAATGTGGTTCGTTGTAATGTCCATCAGAAAATTTCTCCTCGTGCTCGTTTAACCTCGAATAGGATCAGTGTAGCGAAATTCTCCGCATCGTCAAGAGACATACGCAACCCCACATAGCTTTTACTACCTGAACTATACATATCGGAAGCGCTGAGGAATAGGCTAGGGTCTTCGCGGTCAAATGGCTCTACCCTGACCTCCTGATTAACCCAGTTTTTGTAAGGTACCGGTATTTGCTCATCCAGTACCCACTTGTCGTCAGCCATTTTTCCTCCTCATAGCCTCACGGGCAGCGAACTGCATCAGCACGCCAATGCGCTCCATATCCTCCGCCAACATATCAATAATCACCCGGTGCCCGCCTTTACCTGTGGAGTACGCAATCTCGAAATTGCCCCGTATGGCGCCTCCGTCATAATCTCCATGAGGGCAGACCCACACTTCGTAACTTTTATCTTCGCCTCCGATCACCCCGTCGAGAGTAATAAATTCATCGAGTTCAAACGCCTCGTCATCAGCCGGTGTCAGAGTCACGCTTCACCCCTCGCAGCCTTAGCCGCAGCCAAAAGACTATACCCGATAGCCTCCGCGTCCTCCGGGGTCATACGATTAGACAACTGTGCTACCCCATACGGACTTGTGCCGTCTAGACCAAAATAAACAACAGGGTCGCTGTCTGTTTCTTTATTCAGTATCACCCAACTAAATCCGTACACGCCGTCGTAATTGACCGATCCCTCGTTCCTAAACCAACTCATAACGTCTCCTTTCGTTCCTGTTTCACCTACCCTAACCCCCGTTTTCGACCCTGTCAACCCCAAAACTGTATTTCTTTCCAGGTAATTGTCTGAAAGATAATACGTATTTAAGTATATTACAAATAGTAAAAATTAGTGGGACTAGAGCGTTGAAGGCTATTTTAGGGCATATATGCCTCTAAAATCTGTCCGGGTTGGTGCTGTCCGGGTGTCCGGGTTGCTTTGGATCGCATTGAGTGCGTATCTGAGCGATATAGGGGGGTAGTGCCTCTTTATAATTACTATAAGTGTATATATATATAAT